ACTCAAGCAGCCCCTCGATTTCCTCGCTGTCGGCTCTGTCGTCAAATTCAATGTTGCCCTCGCGGGTCACCGTGAAATAGTCAATGCGGTAAGCGTATGTTGGTGTTCTCAAGTAAACCGCATCTGCGCCCGTGAACTCGCTGATGGCTTTCACAAGCGGCTTTCTGTCCTGTGCGTTGTAGTAAATCGTCATGTCTGTACCTCCTGTTTTCGTTTGGTACTACACATTTTACTCGAATAAGGCGATAAGTCAACGGGTTATTAACAGAAAGCCGCACATTCTGCGTAATGCACAATGTACGGCTTAACTATTAGTCCATAATGTAAACTCTGACCTCGACACCAAGTCTGTGGCAGTTGTCAATAACGAACTTCGTCCCTCTCGATTTCCCGTCCCAGAACGCAAGAACAATATCCGCGTACTCGATTATGGTTATATTCCGTTTTAGCGGCGCGCTCCTGCCGAACCTTGTGTATTCTGGCAGAAACTCTGTCAGCTTAATTCCGTGCGACAGCGCGTATTCTCTTGCCGAGGTATCCACCCCTCTTGCCCCTCCCGAAACGATTTCAGTGGTGTTTTCGGGGAGAAACCTGCCTAAATCAGACACACAAAGACCTCTTGAACCAATAACAGCAACTTTCATTTTACCCTCACTATAAACATATTATGAACGCATTTAGAATTCACTCCATACATTATAGCACAAATCGGTGTTAAAATAAAGCCATAATGAATATATTCAGGAGGTTTTTTATGGCTACAAAGAGTTTATCCATCAGAATTGATGATGAAATGCTCGACAAACTGCACTATGTTGCCGATTACGAGGCGCGTTCCGCAAACGGTCAGATAATCGTTCTTATCCGTGAATGTATCGAGAAGTTTGAGGAAAAGCACGGAATAATCGTGCTCGGCGACAATCCCGGCTCTACTACTTCCGGCAAGAAGTAACCCACGTAATCCCCGACAGCACAAAGAAAACACACGGCAAAGCCACACCATTACCCCACAGCTTGTACTCCGCAGAGTCGCTGTGGGGATTTTTCAGCCATGTGCGGATTTGGCTGTCGGATTTCGGCTTTGAGGACGTTCCGACAATCTTTCGGTGTGTTTCAAAGACATCTCTCCAGAACTTGATTTCATTATCTGTCGGTTTGTCCGTTCCAAGGTCAGAACACCACCAGTCCGGAAAACCTTGCAGCCGAGCGCACTCGGTCGGAGTGAGCCTACGGACTATGTACTCGGGAGAATTCACAGTGGGCGGGTCTTTGTAGTCGGTCGCAACGAGTGTGTTTGCGATATTCTCCTCGGCATCTGTGTGGTAAGAATTTTTACTTGTGCTGTAAACCAACGTTTCCGAGCCACCTCCGTACATTCCTCCGGCGGCTCTTAACGCTCCGCATTTATCGTTTTCGCTGTACTTGGTGTAGCTATCTTGTGAAAAAGCTACTGCGTGTCGGTCGGTGGTGTTCAGAGTGAACGAAATGTCCTCGTTAATGCCACTGCCTTGAGGACCATTCTTATCGGCTCTGCCTATCATCGAACCTTGTACCGAAACAACAGCGATACCGCCTTGATTGCAGGAGGGATTTCCGCCATTGCCGTCAAGGGTTCGTGCTGTTTCAGCTTTATATATCCCGCTGTGGGGATTGTCAGATTTCATTGAGTTGCTCCCGTCAGAACATATTCCGAACGGAACAAACAAGGTCTGGTCGTTGTTGCAAGAAAGCGTGGCAGATTTATCTGTCTGCACAAGCGCACCCTTGCCGCCACCCTCACAGCCACTGCGTATTTTCAGCGTGTAGGGAGTTTCTACAACGAATGGCTGATTGTTGCCGCCCATACCGTAAGTTGAACTTACTGTCGGAGCAGTTTTAAGCGGTCCTGTGTATCGTGTGTCCTGCGAGTGATTTTCATAGACAGTCGCGGGGACTGTTCCGGCACGGAGAGTAGGCGAGGTTTCTTCCTCATAGCCTATGCCACGGGCATTTGCGGAATGTTCCGTACAGAACCCCGCGCAGGACGCTCCTGCCGCCGATTCCATTACGCAGGGCGGGTGGTGTGCTTCGGCTCGGAGTGTGCAAGTAACTTCCTCCGTTACGTCCATTCTGTTGCCGCCTTGGTCGTTCAGACAGACCGCGCCTGTCGCTCCAGAGCCGCTTTCAGCAGCGGCGGCAGCTCTTTGCCACGCGCGGAAGATCTCCGCAGAATACCCTGACACGCTTTCTGACTCAAATAATACTTTTCCGGCACATTCGCCGTCAAAATCTGCGACAAGGTAGATGCGTTTTCTTCTTTGGGGGACTCCCCAGTATTGCGCGTCAAAGACTCTCCAGGCGATTGAGAAACCGTCTGCCAGTATCTCTCCGGCAGCTGTCCATTTCTCACATCGAGGAACAGAAACGCTTTCGTCCTTGACCCGACACAGGCTTTCGAGGACGCAGCGGAAGTCCTCGCCCTTGTTGGACGAGAACGCTCCGGGGACATTTTCCCACACGCAGAATCGGGGGTATTTACCATCAGTCGCACACCTCATTTCCTTAATTATCCGAACGGCTTCATAAAAAAGACTTGAACGAGAACCGTCCAAGCCATTTCTTTTCCCGGCAATGCTCATATCTTGGCAAGGGCTGCCGAACGTGATTATATCCACGGGCGGGAGTTCCGCGCCGTTCAACGCGGACACATCACCATAATGCTCCATCTGCGGTAACCGCTTTGTGGTAACCCGCACGGCGAACGGTTCTATTTCCGAAGCCCACAGCGGAGTAATGCCCGCAAGCAATCCTCCGAGCGGGAAACCGCCGCTGCCGTCAAACAGGCTGCCGAGCGTGAGTTCATTCTTCATCGGCAACCTCCAATTCAGAAAAAGCAATCGTCTTACCGTCACGCACCACAAACACACTGTCTGCAGAGCCAACCTGCTCAATGTACCTTTTCACGATAACATCGCAGAACTTCTCGTCAAGCTCAATTGTGTGACAAATGCGATTTGTCTGCTCACAGGCAATAAGCGTACTGCCCGAACCGCCGAATGGGTCGAGGACGATACAGTTGCTCATGCTTGAATTCTTTATCGGATATGCGATGAGCGGTATCGGTTTCATTGTGGGGTGATCGCCGTTCTTTTTCGGCTTGTCGAACTCCCAAATCGTGGTCTGCTTGCGGTCGGAGTACCACTGGTGCTTGCCGTTTTTCTTCCAACCGAACAGGCAAGGTTCGTGCTGCCACTGATACGGGGAACGTCCGAGAACAAGCGACTGCTTTTTCCAAATACACGTTCCCGAAAGATAAAATCCCGCGTCTGCAAACGCTTTTCTGAAATTCAATCCCTCTGTATCTGCGTGGAAAACATAGATGCTTGCGTCATTCGCCATAGCCTTTTCCATACAGGTGAAAGCGTCCAGCAAGAACTGATAGAACTTCTCGTTCTCAAGATTGTCGTTCTTGATTTTACCCGCCGAACCCTCGTAATTCACATTGTAGGGCGGGTCGGTCACGACCAGATTAGCCTGCTTTCCGCTCATAAGGAGTTCGTAGGTTTCGGGCTTGGTGCTGTCACCGCAGACAAGTCTGTGATTTCCGAGCAGCCAAAGGTCGCCCGCTTTTGTAATGCAAGGTTTTTCCAATTCTCCGTCAACATCGAAATCATCGTCTTTTGCATCTTCATCGGTATCGAAAAAGCCTGCGAGTTCTTTTTCATCAAAGCCCGTCAGCCCGAGGTCAAAATCCTCAGCCTGCAACGCTTCTATCTCTACTTTCAGCATTTCCTCGTCCCAGCCCGCGTCAAGAGCCATGCGGTTGTCTGCGATTATGTACGCTTTCTTCTGCGCGGGAGTGAGGTAGTCCACAAACACACAAGGTACATCTGAAATGCCCTCTGCCTTTGCTGCCAAAATTCTGCCGTGACCGGCTATGACATTGAAATCTCTGTCGATGATTACGGGATTGATAAAGCCAAACTCTCTCAGCGAGGAGCGCAGCTTGTTCAGCTGTTCCGCAGAGTGCGTTCGGGCATTGTTGACGTATGGTATCAGCTTGTCTATCGGGATAAGCTGCATTTCGCTGGTTGTGTTCATCTGCCGTTCCTCCTTTTCAGAACCTTGTGCAAGCCTTTCCGTGCGTCAGTGATGTTTCCTTTGACAGCCTGTCCCTTGATGGTTTTGTACTGCTGAGCAGTAAGGTTCGGTCGGTTGCTTTTGAGTTCTTTGAAAAAATCTATTGTATCTTTGGACATAACGTTATCCTTTCCTTGAACGGAGCAGTTTCTCCATTGTGTCGTTCAAATCATCACCGACAGGCTCGGTGCAATTTTCCTTGATGATATCGTAAATCTCATACCAAATAAGGTTTGCGCTCTTTTGGAACTGTTGCGACATCTGCACGAACGGCGAAGCAATAACACCGCCGGTTGTGGGGTGCTTGCCGAGAAGTCCATAATTGCTGATTGCTTCCTCGCATTGAATGTACCTTGCGAAAGCCTGTGCGTAGGCTTCAATGAGCCGTTTGTTAACAAGATTCTCGCAGTTTCTCTGTTTCAGCCACAGCCACGTTTCCTTGTAGATTTCATCAGCGCCGAGGGGAACTCCGTTCTTCTGCCTTGCGGAAAGATACTCGCCGGGCTTCGGCATATCCACACCTTGCAGAACCGCGCCCTCCGGTAAGTCAACCGCTTCAAGTTCCGTAGTATCGAGCGCTGGCAGGTCGTTGCTCATAATTTTTACCGGCAGACCTTTCTGCTTTTTCTCGGCGGCAGG